GAACGATTAAGATTCAATCTTAATCATAATTCCCTAAATGAATATATTGTAAAGTTACATCCAGAGATTAGCTCAGTATCAAAAGGCGATTCAGCTGGTTTTACAAAAACTCGCTTTACCGTGAACTTTCGTAAACCTGTAGTTTTATGGCAGGTTGATTCTGTTAAGTATTTTGTTGACGCTAATGGTGTTTCATTCACGAAGAATATTTATGAGAATCCAAAGGTCACTATTGTAGATAATAGTGGTGTTCGCTATACTCCAGGCACCGCCATCGCTAGTGCGCGCTTTTTAAGCTTTGTGGGACGTTCAATCGGGGTTATGCAATCGCGTGGTATGTCAGTTAATAAGATTACGATACCAGCTGGTACATCTCGGCAAGTTGAAGTGTTAATTAATGATATACCATACCCATTTATATTATCTATAGATCGTCTTCCAGGCGGTCAAGTGGAAGATATGCAGCGAATAATAGAGTATTTTGCGCGAGGCGGTAGATTGCCAAAATATGTTGATATTCGTGTAAAAGGAAAAGCATTCTATAGAGAGTAGAGGAGTAAGAGGCTTCTTTTTTATAGGTTTTTAATATTTTAGAGAGGGGTATGCATACCCCTCTACTCTATGTTCTATTTTTGTTCCTTTATTAGTAGTTAGTTAAGGTTATTATAAAAAACATATAATTATATATATTATATAAAAAGTCAAATAATATGATACATAAGATAGAGTAGAGGGTAGTAATGATATGAAATATATAAAAAGTCAAATAATTAGAGCTAAAATCTGTGGAAAACTTATAAAAAATATATATTTATAAACAAAATATTATAAAAGTCAAATAAATTATGTCTATATGTCTAAGTAAGCTGCTGAGACTCGTAAGATATAGATATGTATACAAAATATTTTCGGGAATGGCTGGTCGGATTTTCTTGTAAAGTAAATGATTAACTATAAATTAATTATAAATTATAAATATGGTCAATAAATTGATGAATAATTTAGGTATATTCTCCTGTTTTAGTAAAATATTCATTATATATTAAAATTACGCATCATATTACGATATATAATGAATCAAGATATTAATAAGTTATTAATATCGTAAAATCTACATTGTGCGACATTAAAACTATATAACCCATGTTATACTTCATGTGTAATATTAAGCGTTAAAAAATGTCGAAAGGATAATTAATAAAATGAATAAAGACAATATTATCAGCGCAATCCCCCGTGTATATATCAAAACTGAAAAATCTCCAAAAACTGGTAATGAATTTACCCGTATGTATATAGAATTTATGAACGGCTATGTTTATAAGGCTTTCGTAAATGATGAGCAAAAATTTGCTATTAATGACGCCGTTATTAGGTCTCAATCTAATAACATGCCAGAACCTGGAACTCCTGAAAATTCCGCATTCTTTTCAAGATAGTTTAAGTTCTATTTTTGTTCTATTTTGGTGGGTGTCAGCGAAAGTCGGATTCAGAGCTTTAGATATTGGTCAATCACTTACACATTCTTAATATTCCAGCCCACCCCCTCTATATAAATTTTAAAATTAGAAAGGATACAAGGTGCAGTTACTTACAGCAGAGAACGCCACCGCGATTATTACTGAAGTTGCAAAATATTTCAGTAGCAACTGGGTTGGTTTTGCCGTTCTTATTGGATTCGGTGTAGGCTTTAACTTATTCCGACGCGTGCTTAATCGCTCTCTTAAAGGACGTGGCATATAGCTTTTTTGGGGTAGT